CGACCTTCCTCGATTGTTGGCGGGCCCTTCTCCATTTTTATTATCTTCATCCATTTATTTTAGCTTATTCTTCTTCGTAAGGGTATAGCCATATAGGTGTGCTGTCTCCAACGTAAGCTCCTCCAACGTTAAACTCAAAATACTCTATTGCTTCGTCGTCGGTCATGCCTTGTTCAATAAGTATGTCTATACATTTATTGGCGTCGTAGATAAGCCTATGCTCACCCGTTGCTATATCGTCAGCCATTCCGATTATTGCGGCGTTAAAGCCGTCTGCTTTTAACATGTTATCTCCTAGTTAGGTGAGATGTTCTTTGCTGCAAAACTACACCTCAAAGTTTTTGGAAACAGTTATGAAATAAAACTGTCGCAACGGCATTTCTATTGTTTATACAAGCCGAATGAATTGCCTGTTCGCGATTAGTAAGGGCTTTCCTCTTGCGAACCAACATGTTCTTCCCAGACATCATGCAAAAATGATGGGACGTACATATCGTTAACCCTAATCATTTGTGCGCAAAACTTCTCAAAGCTAGAGCAAGTGCTAATTAAACACTCTGAATCTGCTCGAATGTCTATATCTAAATCTGATAATCTACTCATACCTTCTTCTCCTTTGTTTCTTGAAACAATATATCTATCCATTTAACATTCTTCATACCAACCAATGCTTGTTTTAGCATTTGTTCATCACTTTTATTATCAACAACAATAACAAATCTTTTCTCTTTAATAGTAGTGTTGCTTGGATTAACAATCATTTTAGATTTATGAATGTGCACCCTAGCTTCCTCAACAGTCTTAAAGTTTAGATCTCTGGAAACCATTTAATGTAGCTCTAGCTTTTGTTTTTCTAGCTCAGCTATTTTCTCAACTAAATTAATCAAAAGATTTTTGTCGTTTTCTATTTGCTGTTTTATAGCTTCTGGTCTATTCAACAAAGAACCTGCTGATTGCAAGTATATTTTAATCATTTGGCATACGGCTTGATGCAAATAATCTCTGGTGTCGTCTATGTAACTTGATGTTTTTTCGTCTATCATTTGTTCTCTCCAAGAATTAATATACCTTTAGTATAAACTAAGGGGTTTACTTTGCAACCAAAATTTCATACTATGGAACAATAACTAATCAGGAGAAGATTATGAGAATGACGGAAATGGATTTTATAAGGGAAGGTATGAAGGCTTTACAGCCAGGATTACCATCTCCCAATCATACTAAAGATATACAAAGCGACATGCAATCAACTGAAAGGTTGAGCAAATTTGTTGAGTACATTCGACAGTATCACCCCGCTCTTTTTGAGCATGCTTATAAGGAGGCCTGCAAATGATAAAAGAAACAAAAGAAAAAATGATTACAGTTAAAGTCTCAGAAAGAAATATGGGTTTAATACTTAAACACTGTAACAATGTTAAATGGGGTATCAATGGTATGTTTGAATATGGAAGTATGACGGTTGAAGAACTGCATGCAACAAATGATTTCTTTGAACAAGTAAAAGAAGCATTCAACATTCAAGACGATGGTATTTATCCTAATAATTATTACAGGAAGATCAAAAAATGATTGAGATAATTGGATTTATCTTCGGGACTGGGTTTTTAATCTGGTTAACCATTGTTCTTATTCTTTACACAGTAGCTACATACTGGAAAGGTATGTAATGGACTTTACAGATAAAACAAGAAAACAATATAACGCATATGCAACAATTTTTGAGGGTGGAGAATCAGATGGAGAAAGCCAACTAACAGAAGATGAGTATTCTGGTATTTGGTATTTAATTATAAGTGCAATAATTAACAACTCTGAAGAAATACCAAAGGATCTATTGAGGGATGGTTCATCAATAATATTATCAGATTGGGATGTTGAAAATATTCCTATAGAGCAGCTAGAAAGAATGTTAAAAAAAATAAATTTTGAAAAATGAAACAAACAAGGAAATGCAGAGATTGTAGAAAATTTAAAGAATTAAACTCAATTAATTTTCCAGATAGAAAGCTAAAAAAAGCTCCGCCTTTTAGGTGGGAATGTCGGTCTTGTTACAACGAAGTTAAAAGAACGAAGCCCTCATACTGGGCGCATAAGATGTTGTCTGGTGCTAGGCGTAGAACATTGGATAGAGGTTGGCCTGCTTGCACACTCAAAGCACAGGACATTTGGGATGTATGGCCTATTGATTTTAAATGCCCAGTCTTGGGTGGTGAACTTATTCATGGACATGAAGACAGATATAACTCTCCTACATTAGAGCGGATTAACAACAGCAAAGGCTATATTATAGGCAACATTCTTGTGGTATCTCATAGGGCTAACTGCATTAAAAACGATGGCACTTGGCAAGAAATACTCAAGGTCGCAAACTTTTACAAACAACTAGAGGAAAATAAAAAATGGCTAAAAATTGGATAAAAGAAAAAATAGAAAGTATTAAAAAGAAAACTTCTATTGGCAACTCAAGACTCAGCGATGGTGCTGGAACTAACAAAAGCAAGACGCGTAAAAAATATAGGGGACAAGGAAAATGACTCAGCACTCAGATAAAATTCAAAAACGAAAAGAAGAAATAGCTAAAGAAAAACTAAACGAAACGGTTGTTTCTTACGAATATCAAAAAGGTGCGGACTTGCACTTTAGAAAAATAACTTACGCTAGTGGCAAGGTTATGACTGTTGATTTAAGCGATAAAGATTAAATGCCACTTAGAGATTACCAACAAGAAGCCTTAGATTCCTTAGAGAACTATATAGCTATTGAAGATGGAAATCCTTTGGTAGTAATGCCAACAGGTTCTGGTAAGTCTCACGTAATTGCAGACTTTGTTCTGCATATGAATGAACAGAAGAAACAAAAGACTTTGATTGTTTCGCATGTCAAAGAAATACTTTTTCAAAATTACGAGAAGCTGCAAGATGCTTGGCCGTATGGCGATATAGGTTTGTATGGTAATAGTTTAGGCAGTCGAGATACAGATAACGATATTATCTACGCTCAACTCCAGTCAGTTTGGAATAAGGTTAGCGAACTACCTTTATTCGATTTGCTTACAATTGATGAAGCTCATCTTGTTCCAAAAGACGGCGAGGGAATGTATCGTTCTCTGGTTGTCGCTCTTAAAGAACGCAACCCAAATTTAAAAGTAGTAGGCTTTACTGCTACCCCGTATCGACTTAATTCTGGAATGTTAACCGAGGGCGATGGATCTATTTTTGATGATGTTGCAGTAGATTTTGGAAGCGGAGACAATTTTATAAGACTAATTGATGAAGGTTATTTGTCTCCCTTGGTAACTAAGTGTATGGATACTGAGTACGAGATTGACGATATAGGTTTAAGAGGCGGAGAGTTTATTCAAACAGACTTACAGGCCAAGATGAACGATAGCGGCAGAACCAACAAAGCCATGCAAGAGGTTCTAACCAAAGGTGCTAATAGAAAACAATGGCTAATATTTTGTGCTGGGATTAACCATGCAAGAATGGTCAGCGATATTTTAAATTCAAACAATATTACTTCTAGGGTAGTAACGGGAGACACCCATCAACTAGAAAGAGATAAGCTAATAAGCGATTACAAGAAAGGAGAGATAAGAGCCTTGGTTAATTGTGATGTTTTAACAACAGGTTTTGATGCTCCCAATACAGATATGATTGTAATGCTTAGACCAACTCAATCTCCTGGTCTTTATGTACAGATGATGGGAAGGGGTATGCGTATTGCTGAAGGCAAGAAGGATTGTTTGATCTTAGACTTTGCTAAGAATATTGAACGTCATGGCCCTATCAATCAGATAGCACCTAATCAAAAAGGTAAGCGCAAGAAGACAGGAGAAGCCTTAGTTAAAAGCTGTCCAAAATGTAAGTCTTATGTGCCTAAAGCTGCTACCACTTGTTCAGATTGTGGGTATGTCTACCCCATGCGTAAGCTAGAGCTAGACTTAGTTTCTTCTCAGTTAGATATTATTTCTAAAAGTGCAAAGAAAGATAGATACGATACAAAGGTTTTAAGCATGTGGTTTGGCAACCATCAGAAAGCAGGCAAGCCAGTTCCTGTTTTTAAGGTTAGCTATAAAACACCCAAGAAGATTATTAGCGAGTACATATGTTTTGAACACTCTGGCTATGCAAGAGAGAAAGCTGTTGCTTGGTGGAACAGAATGGTAAGCGGAGAAAGTTTAAGAAAATCTCCCCCAAGAACTGTAGATGAAGCTTTGTTTAGACAGCTAGAAATAAACCAACCAGATTTAATTAAAGTAGATTACTCGGGCAAGTTCCCTAATATCGTCAATCATATATATGCAGATAGGTAAACCAACACGTTGCTACCCATTCAAAATAGAGACAGGTGGTTTTATGTTTATCCCATATGATTATACGGAAGCAGAATTAAGTTTTACGGGATGCAGAGAGGATTTAATAAAAATAGAAGACTACTGGGATTCAATAGGAAATCCTAAGTACGATGAAAATATGTCATTTAACGACCACATGTTAATGATGTATGACAATTTACGGTATTGGCCTTCGCCGATGCTTAATGATAAAGTCGTGCAAACGATTATTTTGGAGTATGAATATGATAATAAAAGAACTAGAAGAATTTAAATCTGAGCAAAAAGGTGAATCCTTGGTGTTCGCAGATATACCTAACCCTGTTTACCATTCAGGTGTTGGGATAAGCAGTAGCAAGATTAGAGCCTTTGGCAAATCTCAGCTACATGCAATTGAGAAAGTCCAGGAAACTACCCCTGCAATGAACTTCGGTACAGCCGCTCACGCTTTACTGGTAGAAGGGGAAAAAGAGTTTAATGATACGGTAGCTGTTGTTATGGGATCTCCCTATACAAACGCTAACAAAGAACTCAAGAAAGAATACGAAGAGCGAGGTCTAACAGTTATTAAAGAAGCTGAAATGAAAGCAATCAAGGGTATGAAAGAACATATGATTGAAGAAGGCAATATCTACTTAAACGCAGAAGGCAAAGTTGCAGAAGCCAGTTTCTATTGGTATGAAGGTGAGGTTCTTTGTAAGTGTAGGCCAGATGTTATCTGTCCTCCTGTTCAAAGCCCTTATCCAGACAATGCTATATGTGTGGTTGATTACAAAACTACTCAGTCTTGCGACCCAATAGAGTTTGCTTACTCGGTTAAGAAGTATGGCTATGACATGCAAGCAGCTTGGTACAGAAGAGGTATGGAAGCGGCAGGATTTAAACTCGATGAGTTTGTGTTTGTTGCTCAAGAAAAAGCTTACCCATACGCATCCAAAGTATTTATTATCTCAGAAGAGCAAATGAATCTTGGTTGGGACAAAATGGAAGGCTTTTTAGAGTTGTACAAAAATCATTCAGAAGGCGGTCATCTGTCTGTTTATAATTCTCCCAATATTGTTACCTTGTCTCTATAAGATATGTACGATAGAAAAGAGCCTATTGATTATAAATTCAAAGAAGATATAACTCTTGCTGATTTGCAAGAGTATGTCGATAGCACCTACAACCAACATTATTCTCAAGGTAAATACCAGGCGACTGATATGATTGTAGATGCTGGATTTGGAGAGGGTTTTTGTATTGGCAATATAATGAAATATGCCATGCGCTACGGAAAGAAAGACGACAAAAGAAAAGAGCTTCTTAAAATCATTCACTATGCAATGATTGCTTTATACATCAACGACCAATAATTATATGCTAGGATTGTGGGTATGTTATCACTCAACATCCCTCAATACCTTTGCGTTTATGAAGTAAACAACGCTATTCATTTAATCTTATTACAAGCCAGAGACGCTGATACAGCGGAGCTATTTACTTTGCTCAAGACTATGGAAGAAAGTTTTGATTTTACTATGGGAAAAATTCTTGACGTAAGTAAGGTAGATCCTACTCATCATATAAGTTTAACAATTCATTAAAGAGTGAAGTGTTTTTCGACAATGCCTACACTTCAAAGACACTTATGAAAGGTGAAACATTTAAACCTTTTGTCTGAAAAAGCTAGGTAGGTATCTAATTAAGGGGGGAAAAAATACCTTTTGGGCGTCCTAGCGAAACCCTATAACTACAAGCTCGGT